CTAAAGGCTATTCATGGCTTTTTCGTAATATGAAACTGCCTCTTTTTCCTTGTCTTTGGATAGGTGTCCATAAGTGTCTAAAGTCATGGCGATATTGGAATGCCCTAGCCTATATTGTAATTCTTTGTAACTGATGCCAGCGTTCAACAGTAAACTAGCGTGAGTATGGCGGAAAGCGTGACAGGTAAAGCGAGGAATGTTCAGAGCTTTACAACGTTTGTCAATAATCTCTTGAAACGATATCCGAGATAGATATTTGTTTAAGGTTGTTTCGAAGACAACATCAGGAGCACACGCGCCGACCTCAAGAAACGTCAACCGCTGGCGGTTTCGATATTGTTTCAGTAAGAGAGCTGTTTTTTTGTCTATGCTGATGATACGAGTACCCGCCTTTGTCTTTGTTGTCCCAATTATACGCAGTTCCATGTTATACGTTTTACCAATTGACACCGTGCCAGCTTCTAGATCAATATCGGACCACTCCAGGGCGGATATTTCTCCGATACGGCACCCAGTGGCCAGTAGTAACTTGAAAATAACATATTGGTAATACTTGCTAAAGTTGGTACTTGCTAACTGCTCAGCATACTCAAGAAACTGTTTTAAGTGTTCGGGTTCGATAAACCTGACCGCCTCGCGTCCCTTTTTCTGTTTTTTAGGCAAGATAATATCACGAGCAGGGTTAGAGGGGAGAACTTGCAACAGTACACCATACTGCAAAATTCTACTATTGATTGAGTGAACCGCCTTAAAATTGACTAATTTCAGAGCCAGCCGATTTATAAACGCTTGAACCGTGACAGGCTTTATTTTTTCTAGTGCCATCGTCCCGAACTCTGGAAGAAGATAATTTTGTAATTGCTTTTTAGTTATCGCAAAACTTTGGGGCTTTACTGTTAGTTTGTAATTATCTAACCACATTTCGGCCAATTCTTGATAGGTTTTTACCTCCATTTCTTTCTTGACCGTTGAGCCATTTTTGACGAACTCCATGGTCGCGTGCTTTGCTTTCTGCTTGACTTCTGTTTTTGTCCTACCCGTTATACTAGTTTTTACTTTTTTCCCAGTGACAACATCTATACCCAGGTAGATATTGGCACGATAGACGGTTGATCCGTCTTTTTTTCTTACTTCAGTTATTTTCATGATTATCCTTTCTATCAGCAGGCAAGCTATAAAGGTTTTATCATGCGTAGGCTTACGAGAATAGCCCTATTTTCGTTTGTTTTAAGTGGGTAGGGTAAATAATACCAGAAGAGAGCTAAAAGCGAATACAGACGATTTTAGAGCGTTTGACAGGGTGAGCGGTATTCTGATATGATAGACAAGCCCCCGGATTTTACTGAAGGGAGGTGATACCGTGGCGGAATTCATACTTACCACGTTTTTTCTGCCTTTGTTGGTTGGTATTCTGACAGTACTGTTTGAATATTGGCTAAACAATCGCAGAAAGTAGCCCCAGGGGCAAAAGAAAAACCCTCAACGTTGCGACCGTTGGGGGCTTTTTTGATACCGTGCTAACATTCTTACCACGTTTGTTAACACCATCAGTATAGCACCCCCTTATTCAGTTGTCAAATGGTTTTATCTTACCTTTGATGGTCACACACCACCCTAGAAGCATTAAAACCTAGCAAAGTACCAGAATAACACGGATTTACATTGCTTTTTGTGTTCGTATCATGATGATAATACCACGCGCCGCCGTGGGGTCGTTTCAACCGACCGCAGACAGTTTACTAAAATATCTACATTGACAAAACCTTTACATTTTTCAGCTATTGAGTTTTGTTGACTTTTTTCATCTACTGACAAAAACTGACTTTTTTCACTTCACACAGTCCACTAGAAAGCCCCTGAGAGCGTGGAATAATTCAGTAGGGTAAATATACCAGAGAAGTGTTTGAACGTGGCGAGGGAGCTTGTAGGGAGCGTGGGCGGTTAGTCTTTATATTTATTTAACTTTCTTTTTAGATTTTGCAATTCTATGTATTTAATTTGTGCAGTCATTATTTTTTTCATTGAGTCATCGAGGTCCTCCAAATGATCTTCTAAGGTTTTAATCACCTCTATCAGAGTATTAGAATCAACTTGCGTAACCTCAGCTACTTCTTTCAATTTTTTCAGAAGTTCTAAAATATTTTCAAAAAGTTCATCATAACTAGAAGATGCCGCCATTGATAAGTTTTTTGATAGAGCCATACCTTTCGCGAGTTCTGCATCAACTTCTTCAAGTTGATCCAATAAGTCTTCATACCCCAACAGATACCCAACACTCACCCCGAAATGTTCAGCGAGTGCCTGGGCTTTGTCTGGTTTGATTTGGCTTTCACCGTTTTCCCAGCTTTGCAAAGTACGCAAAGGGATACCAATTTCTTTTGAAAAGGCTACTTGTGATAAGCTTTTTTCTTTTCGCAATTCTTTCAATCTATTCATTTTATCAACACCTTTCAAGCGTGATTATAGCACTTTTTGGAAGAGCACGCAAAAAATAAGCGGATTTCTAAAAAAAATACTTGAAAACGCAAAAAATAAGCGTTATAATCCAAATCATACCGCAACAAAATTGCGTATAATAAAGCCCAGTAACATCTTTCAATCTATTCACTGGGCTTTGTTTTTATCAAAAAGAAAGGGGTAGGATCATGAAAAACAATATGCGTGTATTGCTAGCTAAACGACGTGAGAAAGTTTCACACGTTGCAGAGGCTACAGGCATTTCAAAAAGCACTTTGACAGCCTTGTACTACGAACGTACCAAGAAACCAGAAATTGAAACACTTCAAAAGGTTTCAGAGTATTTAGGCGTAACCGTGGACGAGTTTCTACAAGTCGAAGATTAAGAAAGGAGCAGGCAAACAATGGAATTAGTTTACATGGACGGACGGAAAGAGCCGTATACACTGAGCAGTATTGTGGCGGAATGTGCAGAGGTGCAACACCACACCATAACCCGCACTATCAGGAAAAACCTTGAACGCTTTGAACGTTTCGGAAAGGTTGGATTTAAAATCCAAGCTATGGAGAGCGGGCAACAGTCAAAAGATTATATCTTAAACGAGCAACAGGCAACTTTGCTGATTACTTTTCTAAAGAATACTGAGCAAGTTGCAAACTTTAAAGAGAACCTAGTCAAAGCATTCTTTGAAATGCGTGACGAGGTGGCACAATTCCGCTACCAGAGGGCACTGGAGAAGCCCAAACGTAAGGCATTGCATGAAGCTATTGAAACATGGCAGGAAGCCCCAAAACACGCACATAGCACGGTTACAAACTTGCTACTAAAAGGCGCTAGCAGATTGAATAAACGCCAGCTAATGGCACACCGTGGCGGACATAATGGCATTGACAGTCTAACCAGTCAGGAACTTATCAGATACCAGGCGTTGGAAGATATGGCCATAGCTATGATTAACCTAGGCATGACATACCAAGACATCAAAAACATGGTATTCAGACCACTAAAAAACGCACCACAGGGCGCGTGAGAGGAGAAAAACAAAATGAACACTAGGAAAATGACTGAGCGAATTACATTTTTTTCCAAAACTGGAAAGCAAAACGAGGACGGGGAAACCATTGAACCTATTTCTACTGACGTGTATTCTTGTTGGGCTGAGGTTTCAGGGATGACCGTCAGAGATTTTAAAACCTTATCAGGGCTTGAAACTGGAAAAGATACAAAGGTGTTTATCATTCGCTACCACCCTAGCCCCTCATTTGACAATTCAATGTATATCCGTTTCCGTGGGGTAGATTATAAAATCACTGAAATTCACGTAGACCGTGCGGACAAGGAATATATTTCAGTAAAAGCAATAACGATTTAAAACAACAAAAAAAAGGCTTACCGAGACCAATCAGTAAAAAGCCTTTGAAGTAAACAACTAAAACACAATTCAGCAGGCAAGCTATAAAGGTTTTAGAAATATTTATGGCTATATTATAGCATAGTTTAAGCATTTTGAACAGAAAAACGAGGTAAAACGATATGACAGAAAAAACAAACAGACTGAAAGAACTTGCTGAGTACTCACTACAGCAGTTTACCCCTAGCGTATTATTGACCGTCAAGCAGTTAGAGGAATTAGGAAATGAATTAAACGACATCATGAATGCGCTAGAAATGAATAATCTAACGCTTGAAGGGTTGCAGTTTATCCAGGACAATGATGCAACAAGGACCGCTTGGCACCTAAGAAAATACATCAGTATTGCTTATAGGCAAAATGAAAAGTTATATGATCGTTTGGATAAAATTGCCTTTTTACTTTTGAACAATGGCAACGCTAAAGAATTGGGGGCTTTGGAGGATGGAAGATAGGACTAACGATATTTTAGTAGATTATGAAGGGCTTTGTGGTCAGCTTACTAATATTTGTGAAGTGTTGGATCTTGCCACTGCAGGACATGACCAAACAACGACATCAGCTATTGTTAGCACCGTTTTACAGGCCTTAGAAAAGATTGTTGCAGATCATAAAGAATTGACTAACGGATACAGAGAGGATTTGAAACATGACTGAAGAATTGACACTAACTTTTGAACAAACTTTGATATTGCTTGCCATACTAACACCAATTAACTTTTTTCTTTGGTTTTGCGTTGGTTTAGGCACTTTCCAAGCCCCTGACAAGCCCAAAATCAAGCCAGAGGGTAAACATACCAGACGACTGACAAATGCGAACTACGGGGCTTATATTCAAGCACAGGGCAGATATTACAATTAGGGGGAAACTATGCTGACATTTAGAGAACTAGAACAAATAGCGGAAACATTACTAGAACACACAACACCAGAGGGAACACAGTGCTTTCTTGACATGGATCATGAGGGGAAAAGGCTATGGATAAAGAGCAAAATAACAAGTCTGGAGGCGCAGGCATGACAGAAAACAAGTTACCAGAACACTTACACAAAGTTTTCAAGCTCCTACCGCTTGGAATGGACTTGCCAATCACAGGGGCAGATATAGAACGGCTGACAGGCTTGGACGTTCGAACCATTAGGGAACATATCCGCCAGCTTATTGTTGATTATGGTATACCCGTTTGTGGCGGACGAGATAACAAGCTAGGGGGCTACTATATCCCCCAGAATGAAGTAGAACGACTTGCAGGAGTGCTACCGCTCCAACGTCAATACGACCAGGAACATAAGCGTATTCACGCGCTTTTGACCGCAGACTTGCAAGATTGGAGGAAGTATAGAGATGTTTAGCCTAAGCAGAGAGAGCGAGCAAGATCTAACTCATGGCTTGCTGGATATGGTTGGAAAGTACCTGGAGGCGCGTGAGAAAGTCAAACCAAGGACACTTGGACTAATCACAGCCCAACAGGTTAAAGATGAATTAGGCATAAAGGATAAGACCTTGAAACGTTGGGAAGATAATGGGTTAAGACGTTACCAGCCCCCGCTAGAAGATACTAGAAAAATCTTCTATAGGGTCAGTGATGTTTTGAAATTTTTGGGGGTGGAGAATGGCAAAAACTAAAATATATTTTTGGTTGAAGATTGATAAAAAATTTTTTGACAATATTTTTATTAAGAGACTGAAGACAATTCCAGGCGGTTACACTATGACAGTAATTTACATCCGTCTTATGCTTAAAAGTTTAGAAAGTGATTGCATTCTCTACTACGAAGGTTATTTTGAAAATCTCAAGGAAGAATTGGCTTTGAAGTTGGATGTGTCGGAAGATGATATCGATATGACCATGGCATACTTTACAAAATGCGGACTAATTCAGATTGACGAAGATCAAAACGCAGAGTTACCACAGGCTAAAGCTATGGTTATGAGTGAAACAAACTGGGCTAGCTACAAACGGGAACAACGACAAAACAAAGAGAGATTGGACAATGTCCAAAAGTCTTTGACTAATTCCAACTCGTGTCCAACAGAGATAGAGCTAGAGCAAGAGATAGAGCTAGAGCAACAGCAAGAAGAAAAAAATTCGGCTGCTGGAGTTGGTAAAAATATCATCTTTGAAAAACTCAAAGAAGCATTTGGGGAAATGGCAATTAGTGGAACTGTCACCCAAGAAGTTGAAGACCTATTAAAGGTTCATGGGCAACGCTTGGTATTGTATGCCCTAGACGAAACTATCCTGAATGGTGGGAGGTCAATCAGATATACCCGTTCTATTCTGGAACGCTGGCAAGGTCAAGGTCTGAAGACTATCGAGCAAGTCAAGCAGAACAAAATGGAGTTTGAAGCGATGAAACAACCTAGGCAAGATAATCCGGACAATTTCCCAGAAGTGCCATTTTAGAAAGGGGACAGGAATTGAGAAATCCATTTCAGAATTTACAGTACCTTAGATAGTTAGAAGCGACTTGCCCACTACATAACATCCCATTAGTCCAACTTGATAGAGCTGTCAAGGTGGTTGGAGAAGACAAACCACGGAAGCTAGAGCCTTTTTGTCCTGAGTGCGAGCAAGAACAAAAGCAACAACAGGAACAAAGGGCAGTAGAAGAGCATTTGAACGCTGGGCTTTACTCAAGGACGTATAATGTGCTTATGCGAGATAGCACAATTCCAAGGGAACTAGAGGGGGCTAGTTTTAACACTTTCAAAGCAGAAACTGCCGAGGAAAAACAGCTACTAGCTTTTGCTAAAGGGCAGGCGGAAAAGTATCTTGCAGGGCTCAAAGCAAATACCCTTATCACAGGCTCTACAGGCATCGGAAAAAGCCATCTAAGTATTGCAATGGCTAAAGCGATAAACGAGGGCTACAGGGCCAAGGGAGAGCCTAAAAGCGTGCTCTTTGTAAACCTAACGGAGCTTATCAAAAAAATCAAAGAAGGCTGGAACTACGGACAAGGCGCAAAGTTAACGGAGTTTGAGGCGGTGGAGCTCCTGAAGTCAGTCGATTATCTAATTTTAGATGATCTAGGGGCAAAAAATGCGATTATTAAACCCAAGAGCGACTGGGAACAGGACCTGCTTTTTGATATTTTGAATAGTCGTGAGAATACAATCATCAACACTAATCTAAGCGGGTCAGAGTTGAAGACAGTTTACAACGAGCGGAACTATAGCCGTATTTTGAAAGGCTTAGAAGGTAATTCTTTCAAGTCGTTTACAATCAAGGACAAACGCTACTCAATCAACAAACTAAAACAAGGGGAACAAACACCATGACATTAAACACATTTTCAGACATAGCAAACACATTTACATTTAACTACACATTCAAAGACAACGACACCGCACAAGTTGCAGGGCACGCGCTTATGGGCTACATGACAGGAACATTTGAACAACCTGGGATTGAAGTGTATTATGATAATGATAAAGTGGGCGGATTTGCTAACTGTTTAGCAGTGGAGTATATAGCAGATACTGAGCTTACTGAAACATTCAAGCGTATTTGTGATAGTTTTAAGGACTACTACAACAATCCTGATGAGTTGACAGGCGAAGACTTGGACGACTACGAACAAGAACAGGAAATCGAACAAGAGTATATCCGTCAGCGCGTGCAACAACTCAAACAGTCAGAAGACTTTGATAGTTTACTTAAAAAAGTGGCTGGGTTAGAGCTTGAACTGATGGAGCTAGCTGACAGCGTGCTAGACGATGATTATCCTGATATGGCAGTGAATGGAGTATGGGAGAATATGACGGCTGTAGATGATGAAGCAAGAGAGTTACTGAAGGAGCTGGATACCGAAGATAACTATCGCGCTTTGTGGAAGTATTCAGCAGAATAGCAGAGAGAGGCTGTAACCTCTTTTTGCTGTTTGTTTAGCTCAATAATTTCAAAAAAAGGAATACCAAGAAATACCAAGATAAAAATAGCTATAGGGTTGAAGTGCTTTGGTAGTCTAAAAGAGATAATATTCAGATACGGCGGCGCGTGATGAAGCACGAGCGAACTACGAGAAAATACAAAAAAAGCCAGCACCCCCAAGTATTGACCTTTGTGAATTCAATTTCTAAAACTATTATATCACAGTTGGAGGGCGCTAGCTTGATTTTTTTAGATACTATGATAGACGAAAAGAAGACAATAGCAATCACTAAACGGTATTTAAAACAATATCCACGATTGAAAACCATAGCACGCACTACCACCACTTTACAAAGTAGTTGGAATGTATCGGACAAGGTAAAGTCAGGAACTACCCGAAACACACAAGAAGATAGATTACTGAACGCTATCGCAGTGAGTCAGGAAGTGGAAGAGATAGAGCGAGCTATCTCAAACTTGGATAAGTTATATAGTGACATACTGACAGAGAAGTATATCAAGCGACAGAAAGCCGATTACGGTATATACCAAGATATGAACATTAGTGAGTCAAGTTTTTACAAAACATTGCAAACAGCACTGTTAGACTTTGCTTGTATATTCAAGAATGGGGAATTGTTGCAGTATAAAGATGAACAGGCTTAATATTCGTAAATACCCCCATCTTTTTTCAACGGGGGTGGGTTTGTTCGGGGTTCAACGACGCCGCCCTCTTCCGTGCACAATTTTCCCTTTTTGAAATTTTTTAGGAATGTAAGACAAATAGCATAATCTATTGACAAATGCGCATAATGCGTATATAATAAATAATGTAAGGAGGTAGAGCGCTATGCCACTTACTGGAAAAGAAATGGCAAAACTTGCAGAGGCTAACGGGTGGAAAGAAATCTGAGTTAATGGAAGTCACCACCATTTCAAAAAAGAAGGATTTTCAAAAATAGTCACAATCCCAGTTCATGGAAACAAGGACTTGGGAAAAGGGTTAGAAAAGAAAATCCTGAAAGATTTGGGGCTACTTTGAATGCCCCTCCTCTTTCGCTTTTGGAGGTAGAAACATGTTAAAATCTTACCCAGCTATTTTTCATAAAGACGAACAAGGTTATTGGGTGGAGTTCCCAGAGTTTAGTGGTGGTACTCAAGGGGATAACCTTGAGGAAGCTATGTACAATGCCCGTGAGTTTTTAGAAAGCTCTATTGCCCTTTATATTGATGAGGGGATGGAGTTACCAAAAGTAAGCGATATAAAGGAGTTAAGCGCTCCTGATGGCTTTGTTTCAATGATACAAGCTGATCCAACACCGTATATTAAGAATAATAAAGCAATTAGAAAGAATGTGACAGTGCCTGAATGGTTAACAAAACTAGCAGACCGTGAGGGTTTGAACTATTCGGAAATTTTAACAACGGCTTTAGAAACACGATTACAAGTGTAAACATGATATAATACACTTACCAGCGATCAAAAAAAGCGCATCAATTCGATACGCTAGTTACTTGCCTGCTAAACTCATAAAATTTTTGAGGTTATCGCCCTTTGATAACCTTTTTTTCATTGTAAAATTTGTTCACCTTTTTGTTCACCCTGAGGGGGAACATAAGGAAATATAAAGAGATACGATTTTTTAAAAAACCAGTAAAATCACGAGTTTGGGAGTTATAACACTCTCAAACGTTAGTCAAATTTCAATTCCACAACAACTCATACTTTCAAAGTCAGAACACAAAAAATGACCCCGCAAGGTCATTTTTAGTATCTATTTCGCTTCCAAATGCCAAATATCTTCATTGTACTGTTGAATCGTACGGTCTGACGAGAAGAAACCAGCCTTGGCAATGTTGACGATAACCTTTTCCAACCAGTTGTCGCGGTCTTCGTAATCTGCCAACATTCTTTCCTTGGTTTCAATATAATCTTCCAAATCAAGCAAGGTCATGAAGTGGTCATTGTGCTTGAGGTTATCCTGTAAGCGCCATAGGCGTTCATCGATACCACCAGCCTGACGAATGGTGTCAGAAGTGATGAAATCAATCAATGGACGGATGGCTTCACGTTCGTAGAAGGCATATGGATGGTAGGACCCATTTGCATAGTGGTCGATAACAGTCTGGCTATCTTGACCGAAGATGTAGATATTTTCATCGCCGACCAATTCATGAATTTCCACGTTGGCACCGTCGTCTGTACCGATGGTCAGGGCGCCGTTGAGCATGAATTTCATGTTACCAGTACCAGAAGCTTCTTTAGATGCAAGAGAAATCTGCTCTGAAATGTCTGCCGCTGGGATGATGAAGCTGGCTTCCGTTACGTTGTAGTTTTCAATCATAACCAACTGCAAATGCGGTGCCACTTCTGGGTCATTTTTGATAACCTGTGACAAGACCAAAATCAGATGAATGATGTCTTGTGCTGTAGTATAAGCTGGTGCCGCTTTTCCACCAAAGAAGACAGTCAATGGACGCACAGGGATATTCCCAGCCTTGATGTCCAAATACTTGTGAATGACATAAAGAACATTCATTTGTTGACGCTTGTACTCGTGCATTCGCTTGATTTGCACGTCAAAGATGGACTCTGGATTCACTTCAACACCTTGAGTTTTAGCAATATGACGTTGTAATTTACGCTTGTTGTGTTGCTTGTTTTTTTCCAACCAAGATTTCAGTTCCTTATCATTCTTGTATTCTAAAAGTTTTTCCAACTCGCTAGCATCGTGATGATAGCCATGTCCAAGTAGACCGTCCAGGTAGCTTGCCAAACTTGGATTAGCATGCATGAGCCAGCGACGGAAGGTGATGCCGTTTGTCTTGTTGTTAAACTTCTCAGGGTAAAGCTCGTAGAAGGCTTTCAACTCAGATGTTTTCAAAATCTCGGTATGGAGTGCCGCCACCCCATTGATAGAATAACCATAATGAATATCCATGTGTGCCATGTGAACACGGCCATGTTCATCGATGATATTGACAGCAGGATCATCCTTCACTTCTTTGGCACGACAATCCAGCTCTTCAATAAATGGCACCAAGTGAGGCACTACACGATTCAAGAAGTCAAGCGGCCATTTTTCAAGGGCTTCAGACAAGATGGTATGGTTGGTATAAGCAGTCATTTTCTTAACAATTTCGATTGCTTCATCAAATGAAATGCCACGAAGTTCCAACAAACGAATCAATTCTGGAATAACAAGTGATGGGTGAGTATCGTTGATTTGAACAACAGCATAATCAGGCAGGTCATGTAAGTTTGACCCCTTAGCAACTGCTTCATCAATCAATAGTTGCGCAGCGTTAGACACCATAAAATACTGCTGGAAGATACGCAGAACTTTTCCTTCATCGGTCGAATCATCTGGATAGAGGAAGAGAGTCAAGTTTCGGAAAATATCTTCTTTGTCAAACTCGATACCATCGTAGATGATATTGTCATCAACTGAACCAAGGTCAAACAAGCGAAGACGATTCTTGCGTTCCATTTTATAACCAGGTACATCGATGTCATACAACTTAGATGTCAAGGTAAAGTTAGCAAATGGCACCTGATAAGAAATCGGTGACTCTGTTAACCATGAACGTGGCGTAATCCACTCGTTTGGCACAGCTGACTGTTGATGGTATTCGAATAATTGTCTAAACAGTCCAAAGTGATAATTCAAGCCGACCCCATCACCGTTAAGACCTAGACTAGCAATGGAATCAAGGAAGCAGGCAGCCAGACGACCCAAACCACCGTTACCAAGAGATGGCTCCAACTCAACATCTTCAATAGCAATCAAATCCTTGCCTGCAGCAGCTAACTGGCTTTTCACCTCGTCATAAAGACCAAGGTTAATTAAATTATTAGACAAGAGCTTACCAATTAAGAACTCTGCTGAAATATAGTAAACCTTTTTCTTCTGGTCATTAGTATATTTGGCTTCACTTTGCTGTTTTGTAAAAGCAAGTAAGGCGTAGTAGAGCTCTTGGTCTGTACAATCCTCAATGCGTTTGGCATACATGGATTGAACAAAATTTTGTAAATTTATCAT